AGTCTGCAGGCGGTTGTTCCAGATAATTTAGAAGCGCTTAAGAGCGAAGAAGCTTTTGAGACTATTTTTTCTATTGAGCCAATGCCACAATATAGAATAACACTGGATGCAATTAATGATGATATGGAAATAAAAGTGAAACTACCCCAAGAGGGTAGGCATTACGTTACTGTGGGAATACTTGACAGCGGAATTAAAGAGATTGATTATCTCAATCCCTGGCTTGATGGTAAATGGACAGTTTATCCTGAAGAATCTATCAACAGAAATCATGGGACCTTTGTTTCAGGAATTGTGTTATATGGAGATGAACTTGAAGGAAAAGAATGGATAGGTACTGACGGATGCAGGCTACTAGATGCTAATGTTTTTCCTGATACTAAAAAGGAAGAAATTGATGAGGATGAATTGGTTTCTAATATTCAGAGAGTTGTAAAAGCATATGCCGATGAGGTAAAAATATGGAATCTGTCAATAAGTATTACAAGGTCTGTAACAGATGATAAATTCTCCGATTTTGCAATAGCGCTTGATGCCTTGCAGGACGAGTACAATATTCTCATATGTAAGTCGGCAGGAAACTGTAGCAACTTTCTAACTGGCAAACCAAAGGGGAGACTACATGAAGGAGCAGACTCAGTTAGAGCTCTAGTAGTTGGTTCATTAGCACATGACAAAAATGATAATGATATTGCAGATATTGATAATCCTTCTCCTTTCTCAAGAGTGGGTCGAGGTCCGTCATATATTATTAAGCCAGAATTGGTACATTACGGAGGAAATGCGGGGATAGATTCGAGTGGGAAATTGGTACAAACAGGAGTAAAATCATTTGGATTGGACGGAACCATATCAAAATCGGTAGGAACGAGTTATTCTACTCCAAGGATTACAGCTTTGGCTGCTGGACTTCATCAGGAAATAGCTGAAGAATTTGATCCGCTTCTTATTAAAACCTTAATGATTCATTCAGCAATGTATCCTGAATTACTTAATATACCAAATGATGAAAGAGTCAACCAAGTTGGCTTTGGTAAACCGAAGAAAGTTCGTGATATTATTTATAATGCTCCAAATGAAGCAACTCTTATTTTGCGTGATGAATTACCAAAAAGTGAATTTATTGATATTATGGATTTTCCGATGCCAGAATGCCTAATTGAAAATGGCTATTATACTGGTCAGATAATCGTTACCCTAGTATATAATCCAATTCTTAGCCCTTCTCAGGGTCCTGAATACTGTCAGTCAAACATAGATATCAAAATGGGTACATATGACAAAAAGGTGGATCGGGACACTACAAGAAGAACCATACTTAATCCAGTTGGGAGAAGTGATCCAAAAAACATTTTATTAGAACGTTTCTATAGCTCTAGAAAGATTAAAAGTAACCAAGATACTTTTGCACTACAGGAAAGACTTCTTATACAATACGCGGATAAATATTATCCTGTTAAAAAATATGCTGTTGACCTTTCGGAAGTAACAGAAGCAACCAAAAGATATCTTGTGCAAGACAGAAAATGGTTTCTATTTTTGAGAGGATTGTTCAGAGACCATGCTATAATAAGTGCCCAACGTGCTGATAAAGACTTAAGCCAGTATTTCTGTCTGGCCGTTACTCTAAGAGATCCTTCAGGCAAAAAACCAGTCTACGACCAGGTTACACAAAAGCTTGATGAATATAACTTTTGGCATAACAATATTATTTTGCATGAAGCAATTGAACTTCGAATTTAAAATACTTAATAAATGCAGAAATAAAAAACCATCGATAAAAGGGTGGTTTTTTTATGCCCATTTTTAGGAGGAAGGATATTGAGAATACCGATATTATCAAAATTACTTCAGCCAAGAGCATCTCCTAAAAATAGCTATTGGGGGAGCACATACAGTTTTTTCTTCGGCGGCACCACCAGTGGAAAAACCGTCAATGAAAGAACAGCTATGCAAACCACAGCAGTTTATGCTTGTGTACGAATCCTGGCTGAAACCATAGCTAGCCTACCGTTGCATGTTTACAAATATACAGATCGGGGTAAGGAAAAAGCCCTTGACCACCGGCTATATTATCTGCTCCATGATGAGCCTAACCCTGAGATGACTTCATTTGTTTTTAGAGAAACACTCATGAGTCATCTTTTATTATGGGGAAATGCCTATGCTCAGGTAATTAGAGACGGAAGAGGAAATGTGCTGGCGCTTTATCCCTTACTGCCGGATAGGATGACAGTAAATAGAAGCTTAGATGGTGAGCTTTTCTATGAGTACCACAAGGGCACCGGCACAGTAATTCTTAGAAGAGACGAGGTTCTGCATATTCCAGGACTGGGTTTTGACGGTCTGGTTGGTTATTCACCAATTGCCATGGCCAAAAATGCGATAGGTATGGCCATAGCTACAGAAGAATACGGAGCTAAATTCTTTGCCAATGGTGCCAATCCCGGTGGAGTACTTGAGCACCCCGGAGTAGTAAAAGATCCGGCACGAATCCGGGAAAGCTGGAATGCAGTGTATCAGGGAAGCGGTAATGCGCACCGGGTAGCAGTCCTTGAGGAAGGAATGAAATTTCAGTCAATAGGTATACCGCCGGAGCAGGCGCAGTTCTTGGAAACGAGGAAGTTTCAAACCGAGGAGATCTGCCGGATATTCAGGGTACCGCCCCATCTGGTAGCTAATTTGGACAAGGCTACTTTTAGTAATATTGAACACCAATCTATCAGCTTCGTAGTTCATACCATTCGGCCCTGGCTGGTCAGGCTCGAGCAAGGAATGAATAAAGCATTGCTTAGCAAATCAGAGAAAGGCCAGTATTTTGTAGGCTTTGTGGTAGATGGACTGCTTCGCGGTGACTATGCATCAAGAATGCAAGGTTATGCGGTGGGTATTCAAAATGGCTTCTTAAGCCCTAATGATATAAGAGCCTTGGAAAATATGAACTCCATTGAGCATGGGGATATATACGCTATGAATGGCAATATGCTCAAACTCGAAGATGTTGGTGCTTACATAAAAAGAGATATAACAGGAAAGGAGGGCGCAAAATGAGTAGAAAGTTTTGGAACTGGATTAAAAATGAGAATGACAGAACACTCTATTTAGACGGATATATCGCAGAGAACAGCTGGTTTGATGATGATATTACACCCAAGCAGTTTAAAGCCGAGCTCTATTCATCTGAGGGAGATGTTACTGTAATGCTCAATTCCCCAGGGGGAGATGTCTTTGCTGCCAGTCAGATTTACACCATGTTAAAAGAATATCCGGGAAATATCACTGTCAAAATTGAAGGAATAGCAGCCAGTGCAGCATCCGTAATTGCTATGGCAGCAAATGAAGTGTATATGTCTCCGGTGGCCATGATGATGATTCACAACCCCGCAACCGTTGTGTTTGGGGAGGTTTCCGATCTTCAGAGCGGCATTGCCATGCTTTCTGAGGTTAAAGAAAGCATTATTAATGCATATGAAGAAAAAACCGGGCTATCAAGGGCCAAAATATCCCACATGATGGATGCGGAAAGCTGGTTTAATGCGTGGAAAGCGGTGGAGTTAGGCTTTGCCGATAAAGTGCTCTATACAACAGAAGACAGTGAAACGAAGTCGCCAGGTGCGGCTTTTATTTTTGACAAAATGACTGTTACTAACGCGCTGGTAAAGAAGTTACCACCTAGGCAAGCAAAAAAACCTGAAACAGCCACTAGTACCCCTATTAGCCATTTAGAAAAGAGATTAAGCCTATTAAAAACGCTAGAATTGGAGGAATGGGTATGAGTAAAGTTTTAGAACTGCGTGAAAAACGCTCTAAACTGTGGGAGGATACCAAAGCTTTTCTAGACAGTAAAAGAACCGAAGAGGGACTCCTGTCAGCAGAAGATACCGCCACCTATGAAAAGATGGAAGCAGAGGTCGTAAACCTTGGCAAAGAAATCGATCGGCTGGAACGCCAGGCAGCTATTGATTTAGAGCTTTCAAAAGCTACCACTAATCCCATTAGAAATAATCCCAATAGTAAAACCGAAGCAGAAAAAACCGGTAGAGCCAGCAACGAATACAGGAATGCCTTCTGGACAACCATGAGAAACAAAAACAGCCTTGATGTACAAAATGCACTCCAAATCGGGACTGATTCAGAAGGAGGATACCTGGTACCGGACGAGTTTGAAAGGACTTTGATTGAAGCCCTGGAAGAGGAGAATATCTTTAGAACCATAGCCACGATAATCCAGACCTCAAGTGGTGATCGCAAAATCCCTGTTGTTGCAAGTAAAGGAACCGCTTCCTGGGTAGAGGAAGAGGGAGTAATTCCTGAATCAGACGATGCGTTCGGGCAGGTATCAATAGGAGCATATAAGCTGGCTACAATTATTAAGGTATCCGAAGAGCTTCTAAATGACAGTGTCTTTAACCTGGAAGCATACATTGCTAAGGAATTTGCAAGACGTATCGGAGCTAAGGAAGAGGAAGCCTTCTTAACTGGAGATGGTTCCGGTAAGCCAACCGGAATTCTTAATGGTACAGGAGGAGCAGATATAGGTATTACTGCAGCTTCGGCAACTGCTGTAACCGCTGATGAGGTTATTGATCTTTATCATAGTTTAAAAACCCCTTACCGTAAAAATGCCATATTTGTGATGAATGATTCTACCGTTAAAGCGATAAGAAAACTTAAAGACGGTAATGGCCAATATCTATGGCAGCCATCTATTGCTGCCGGACAGCCGGATACAATTCTTAACAGGCCGCTAAAGACCTCATCATATGTCCCGACCATTGCCTCAGCTGCAAAAACTATAGCTTTCGGCGACTTTGGGTATTATTGGATAGCAGACCGGCAGGGCAGATCTTTTCAGAGGTTAAACGAGCTTTATGCTGCAACCGGCCAGGTGGGATTTAAAGCAACTCAGAGGGTGGATGGCAAGCTTATCCTGGCTGAAGCCATTAAAGTACTGCAGATGAAAGCGTAGGTGGTTAATGGTGAGCAATGTAAAAAACTACATCGAGCAAGGCGGCCAACGAACCGTTATTGGTGGAGAACTTGCGATTGCTTCCGGCGGTAAGCTTACCTTTGTCGGTAAGGATCTGAAACCGACTGAGACTCAGGCGGATAGCACCGCGTCGACCATCGCTGGCCTGGTAGCTGACTTTAATGCCCTTTTAGCCAAGCTTAAAGCCGCGGGGCTGATGACAACCGAGTAACGAGAAGGGTGTGAGCGTATTGGTAGTTACCCTGGAGGAAGTGAAGCTCTATCTAAAAGTAGACGGTGATGAAGACAATACGCTCATCACCGATCTTATCAATGCCGCCGAGGAACTCTGCCAGGACATTCTACGAATTCCCTTGACCGAATTTACTGATGTGCCGGAAACAGTTAAACAAGCCCTACTCTATGCCATCGGCAATCTCTATGAACTACGGGAAGCAGTGGACATGAAAGCGTTAATTGAGTTTATGACCAGGCTCTTATTCGCCTACCGCCGGGAAGGGTGGTAATTGTGAAGAAGCGCGATTTAATGGGTGAGATGCGGCAGCGTATTGCCTTGCAGGTCAAGACTATCACCAAATCAGAAGGCATCCCCCTGGAAAGTTGGACT